GTTCTTACGATGGGATCGAACCGTAGATCGAACGCCAGTTGTAGTAACCGAAGCTGTAGCGTTCGTAGCCCTTAACCAGAAGGTTATCGGTAACAAAGTCTACCTGCATATCGGTTTCAAATGGCATACGGACCATGTACGACAGACCGTCGATGTTGGTCAGCAAGAACCAAGCAGTCGAGGAGGTCAAGAAGTCGTTGACCATATACGACTCAGGCAAGCCGCCCGAGGTCATCATGATGGCATTGACATCATTGTCTGCTGTACCCGGACGCAGTTCAGTCTTCGTCAGACGAATTGCAGTCGGCTCAAGTTGCGGCGGGACAATGAGCTTACGCGCACGCGCAAACACCTTGAGGCCAGCCTGATCCTTGAAGTTGGTACGAACGGCGATCATCGAGTTCAACAGTGTCGACTCGTTGAGTTCGCTGGTTGCGTAGTTGGAAATCGTGCTGCCATCAATCGGATGGGAAGCCGACACGAGAGCCACGCCGTCACCACCGACCGAACCATTGTAGGTGGTCGCAGTGTTCAGCACGTTAGCGCCGTAGATTTCCTTCGTCTGCTGGAACGACTCGATAAGGCCGAGGTTCGACGGAGCGAACTGGGTCTTGTAGAGGTTGTCGTCGATGGCCTTACGAGTGATCGCGTAGCCAAGGGCGATTTCAGTGTGTTCCTGATTGTAGACGTAGCGTTCGCCAGCCGAGTTATCGAAAGCGGTCTGACCGCCTTCAGTCTTCAACTGGGCAAGACCCAAGAAACGCATTTCCGCAGTACGCTCAAGCGCCATTTTGGAATCGTGTTTCGTGAAAATCTTGTCGTACTGAGATGGGATCATCTCGTACTTGCCTTCAACCCCACGGAGACCGGGGAGGAGAAGGTCTTTAATCGCTGAGAGATTAACAGCCATTGGTCCTTACTCCTTAGATACCGGTCTGGTTCTTCGTGGTCACGTTGTTGAACGCCACAACCACATAGTTGTAAGCGCCAGCCTCAGTGCCAGCAGAACCCGGAGGCTGCGTGACGAGGCCAACAACGCGGAATGGAAGCGTAGCCGTGGTGTCGGCAGTTGTAACGTCCACATAAGCGGCAGAAATGCCGTTTGCGGTGTTACCCGAACCAGTGACATAGCCGATGTTCAGGTTGACAGTGGACTGCGTAGCGGCAGTCGAGCCAGTCTGAACGAGGAACTTAGCGTTCGGGTCGTTAATGATGTAGCCCGTCACCGTCTGGGACGAAGCAACATCCGAACCGGGCCAATAGTTGGACCAGACGGTACGCTTCTGCGAAACCGAAAGATACTGGCAACCAACGAAAATGCCAGCGATACCAGCAGCGGCGGTCGTGCCGTCACCCTGAATAACGTAGCCATTTGCATCTGGTTCAACGGGGTCGCCAAAGAAGATATTCGTTGCGTTGTAAGCAATGGTAACAGGAATCTGCTCATAAGTCGGAGCAGAACCAGTGCCACTGTACTGACGGAAACCGAAAGGCGCGTTTGTATTCGCCATGACGGTGCCTCCTCTATTACAAGGAAGTCCCATCATGCCACACCGGGGGCACTTAGAGACCGGGGAAGATTAAACCCTCCACGCCGGGGGAGGGAGACACTATTAGTGTCGTGTCGGAAAATTGACATGACTAATTATAAAAGTAAAGGGGCCGCCCGTAGGCAGCCCCAAATTTGTGTCAAAAAGTCAGCTGTCGCGAGGAACCGGAATTGGTTCGTACCCTTTATTAATGCGGGGACGAGCCTGTTCGTGGTTACGATGACCCAAGCCGCCTTCTGGCGTGCCAGCCAACTGCTCTTCTTTGAACTTCACCTGTGCACGGGCCTTACGGTCCTGTGCCATGCGAGACTCTTCAACGATGACAGTAGGACGCTGCATGAGGATCATGCCCTTACGCTCAATGACAGGATCATTGCTGTTGTAAGGCATTTCTTCAGGGTGGCGAGCAGTCGGGACTTCATCCCAACCTTGACGCTTCAGTTCTGTCAAATGAGCATGGTTGACCTGACCAAGGACTGCCTTTGTCTTCCACTCATATGTCCAGCCATCCGGTGCGGGCGGCAGTTTAAACTCGTCAACACCATCATCGTTCGGATTTTGGTTCGAGCGAATTTCAGCTGCACGGCGAGCGGCGGCTGCGCGAGGGTCTTCTTCACGCATAATTGGCCTCATAGCTGGTCGTTCAATCTGCGGCGGGGCCGCATCTTTGGCAGCAATGGCATCCAACGTGTCATCGTTGGTAAGTGCGTCGAGATCAAGCCCAACCAGAGCCTGACGGGGCGGACGGCCCTTGCGTGCACGAGTACCTTTAGTATTGGTCATTTGTATGCTCCTTAATTACGGTTACGATCTTGCATCTTCAGACGGTGATACTCCTGTGGGGAGATACCGCTGATTTTGGCTGCTTCAACTTCCTCTTTTGTCAGGCGAATGGTTCCCGGACGGGTCGGGGAGTCCATTGGCTGACGAGAAACAGGAGCTGACGGCGGAGACTGGCGTGTTTTGACAGCCTTTGAGGCCCCTGACATGGCATCATCCACTTCTTCAGAACGGTAATCCTGCCTAGTTTTACCGATACCAAGCCGATTTTCGATGAAATTGAAGTAAGCATCGCTTTCTGGAACGATACCGTAGTCAACAGCATCATCATGTGCACGGGCCATGATGCGGATGGTGCGGGTGTCAGGAATGTTTTCCTTGTTCTTCTTCAGCCATTCGGCAGAACGAGGCGTAACCTGATTGATCAGGTCATCCACTGTCACTTCGCGAGGCGTTTGTGACGGCGGCGGAGGAGGCGGCGGGTTGCGGCGCATGTCCTCATAGCCACGTTCCAATTCCATCATCTTGTTCTGGTTGGAAAGCATGGCCTTCTGGACTTCAGCGGCACGATCAAAGTCGCCAATTTCCATGGCTTGTTTGAGGTGTGCTGTCAGGATTTCATCGTCACGCTTCAGCGTTTCAATGGCACCGCTAACCAGATGGATGCGGCTATCCTGTGCGTCAACAGTCGCCTGATGAGCCTTTTCTATAGCGTCACGAGCATTGCGTTCGGCTTCCTCGCGGGCCTTACGCTCTGCTTCAAGCTTCTTTTGAAGCGTCTTTAGAGCCTTTTCAGGGTCTTCAGCACGCTCTTTATTGCCAGAAGCTTCGACTTTGGGGTCAACTTCCTCATCTACGATCTCAATTTCAGACTCAGAAATCTGATCTTCGACTTTTGGCGTATCACCGAGGTCAATTTCAATCTGTTCTTCATTACCAGACATATTTTTCTCCTATCACCAAACGCGATCCGGGTTATCTACCCGTCCTTTGATGTTGGTGTCGTCAATCATGCGGCAAAGCACGTTGTTGACCGTGATGCTCCAGCCATCGCTGGGGCGGAACACGATCCAATCACCAACCTCAATCTCAACATCCTTGAACCACTGGCCAGTGTTGTCATCGAAGGCCATTGGACCCTTTTTCAGGACCAAACCGACCTTTGACTGATAACGGTCTTCATCCGTGGTTTTGTCAGTCAAATAGATGCCACTCTTGGTCTTTTGCGGCCTGACATAGACCGCAACGAGCAGCTGGTTATTGAAAACCTCGACTTTTGAAATGTCACCGACAGAATCCGAAAGATTCTTGGCCGGGTCTACTTCGTGTTCCATAAGCATTGCTGGCATGATTACCCCCTTATTAAGAGCCGACGATAGCGGTCTCTGCTTCATCGCAAAGGTATAAGGCTTTGCGAAGTCCTGTGATCTGACCTACATAGTAACGATATTCACTGATGTCAGTGATGATGCCGTTTGTGGCCATATTATTCTTCAGTCTTTCGATCTCTTCTTCGATCTGTTTCTTTAATTCGTACTGATAGTGCGTCTGATACGTCTGTGCTGCCATAACCGCCCCCTGCGGTTTCCCCCTTTTGATGAAATGGGTGGGAGCCAAAAGGGGGTTAAGGCTCCCACCCGGACTTACAGGGCCAGATGGCTCCCCTGCAAATCATCCTTTGCGTGCTTGGATCTCCGTCTTTTCGAGACGGCCCATGCCGGAACCAGCGCCAGCATCCATGTCCTTGTAGGAACGATAGACCTTGCCGCCTTTCTTGAATGCAGGAGCATCTTTGTGCTTCTTGGCAATGTCTGTCTTCTGGAGACGGCCTTCGCCACCGCCGGAGCCAGCTTCCATGTCTTTATAAGACGAAGCGACCTTAGTGATGCGACCACCAGACTTACGAGCCATTGGAGGCTGGCCGCCGCCAGCGCCACCCACCGGCATTGGCATTGGGATCGGCATCGGCATAGGAGCCGCGCCAGCACCAGCGCCAGCAGCTGCCGGAATTGGCACAGGCATACCCTGCGGGCCAGCACCAGCACCCGGAGGAGGCGTTGGGCCAATGTCGCCGGGGTTCATCATGCCTTGCTGACCGGCTGGCTTTCCGGTTGCGATGACGATGTTGATGTTGGTCTTGCCTTTGCCTTTGCCCTTTGTCGAGCCGCCCGTAGCACGAGCGATACGCCCGCCGGTGACACCGGGGACTTTGCCGGGATAGCCGGGGCCTGAGAAGACGCCGCCGCCTTCTTTGCGGGCCTTGCGAGCTTCTGGCTTAACCATCTTTTTAATGAGAGCCATGTCTTGCTTGACATCATCGTGCTTGGCAGAGCCACCCTTCTTCAGGCCGGGTGTCACAACATCCTGACCAAACTTAAGAGCCTTGTTCTGCACGCCAGCGGGGTTTGTCGGGTCTGTCATTGGCCCGCCAAGCATTTTCTTGGCACGAGCCTTACCGCCCCAGCATTTAGCAACTTTGCCGCCACGCTTCTGGCCAGTAACACCATAATTGCGCTTGGCTTCTTCAGACATCTCATAACTACGGTTTGCAGCCGCATCGCGGTCCACAATGCCCTGCATACGGCGTTCCATTTCAGGGCTAATATCCATATAGCTATCTTCTGGGCTGCGCATCTTACGAGGAGCGTCCTTATAGCTATCTTCCGGCTTTTTAACTGAATCTGGTGGCCTTTTAGGATTTGGAATAGCATTTTCATCATGGAAATCAGCTGCTGCGGAGTATCCGCCACCAGCCTTCTTTGCACGGCCACCAGTCTTCAAAGCGCCAACGTGCTTGATGCCAGCACGATCTTCATTGGCAGCTTTGACATCTTTGTTAGCCAGATTGTCGGGTGTCAGAGGCTTGTTGCCGCCACGGATGGCCTTGCCAAGGTTAACTTTGGCCTTCACGCCCGTGACCTTGCCGCCCGACTTAAACGCACGGCGGCTAATCGGGCGTAAACCCGTTTTAACTTCCGTGTTCAATGCTTCTGGCGGGGTCCAAGTGGAGGAATCAACCTTCTGGTGTGGATCGGCAGACGTCATTTTTGACGCTTTTGCCTTCATGGCCGCACGGGCCTGTTTTGCCATGTCTGACATGCTTGCTCCTAGGAGTTATTTCGGGCGTCCCCGGCGGCTTTTAGCCTGTTTTGACACTACCATAAGTGCCTTGTCAGTAATAGTGCCACCAGACTTAAATGATTTCTGCCATGACAAACCGTAAGTCGGGTAAACCAGCTCATTTTTCTGGGGAGACTTTGGCAAGCTCATGAAAGTTGGGTTAATGCCGCCATAGGCAGACAATCTTCCGCCGCCAACTGGGGTGCCGATGCTCCCTGTCAGCGTGCCTTCCATGTTTGATTGGCTGCTAGGCTGAGTGCCGGGGCCAATATCAAAAGAACTTGCGCTGTCTATGAACCGCCACGGAGTTCCTTCAAAGGCAACAGGCTTTTCAGATGATTCCGAACCCTTAGCGGTCCCGCCAGAGTTAAACTCACCCGTGCCGTAGGAGCGTAGGGTCCGCTTTTCTATCGGAACCTTCGCCAGAACCTGACGAGCCGGGACGAACTCTCCGCCACGAATAGCAGAAACGACTGTTTTGCCTTCGTCAGCTCGTTTGTGAGAACCGATTTCACCATGTCCATAGATGGCAAGTTTCGGGTTGCTCTTTTGTAAGTGTCCGTAAAGGCTGCGGACAGCTTCGACTTGAGATGGGAGAATATCACTGTCATCGTTTGCAATGACTTCCACTCCGTATGTTGTGGCATTGTTGATGCCGGGAATAGCGGACGTGCCAGTGTGGATACCCGCTACATTGCTCGGGAGAGATGCGTAAATCTTACCATCGCGGTCAACGATGTAATGAACGCCGTAACCCTGTTGGTTAAGCGCATTCATAACGCCTTCCGGGTTTCCTCGTCCTGCTGTGTGATGCACGACAAGTGCGGCAGGATTAAGAGCCGGGCGATTGGCTTTCAAAAGAACAGAATTACGGCTGAGATCGCCAGCAATTGGTCCGTCACCCTCGTATGGCATGACATATGACTTGTTCATCATAGCCATTGCCGTGTCACCAACGCTGGAGGGGCGTGGCGTGACATATCTCAGCGGATCATAGCTGGCACGCTCCTCTGCACCCTGTCTGACAGGAGCAATTGGATCTTCGCGACGACCCATTGGATAGCTTTGCTCTTCCTGCGGTGCGGGCTGCGCATCTTCAGAAAACAGTGGCGTATAAGCTTTGTACTCAGGCTCGACGTAGCCAGTCTCAGATGCGTCCCCACCAAGAGAATAGCCAACACGACCGCCATCTTGATAGAATCGAAAACCGCGATTTTTAATTTTTTCATGTATTTCAGGGTTGAGAACAATCTGAAACATGCCTTCAGGAGAATCTGGGTGCGGGAGAAGATGCTTGTTAAGATCTGAATGTGGGAAAGCAAAATCTTCAATTTGAGCTTTTACCTTCAGATCTTTTTCTAAAGCGTCTTTAAAGTGCTTTTTTACCATTTTTTGGTAAGCATACTCCATGCCTTCCGCACGCGGGAAGTAAGAGCCGCTTGTTTCGCCATTTTGAATGCGTTTCCAAATACGCTCCGCATGTCTCCAAGCCTCACGGTCAGAGTATTGGCCGATGCGTTTAATGGATGAGTAAAGCTCTTTTTGAGACTCCAAACCCCTATATCTACGGGCAAATTGATCTGGATCTGAGTCTTTATAAGCTTCCATTTCAGGGCCGGAAATAACTCGCTTATGTCCAACTGTGGTTCGTGATGGGTTGTCTTTATCTGGACCCCAAACAAACGCATCAGTTCCATACCGCCTAATATGCTCAGAAGCTGGCGTAATAATAATTCTATTTTGCCCGTTTTTAGCAGCCTCTAAAAGCAAGCGGCGAACCGCCAATGGCATCCATTGATCAGTTTCGCCAAATGGCCCCAGTTTTCTTCCACTAACGCCAACTGCATTTTCTCTTTGGTCAGCAAGAATTGTAAATTTTTCTTGCTGTTCATCATAAATTTTTTGTTTTATTTCCCTATAAGATTGTGCAATTTCTTGGTTAAACGCGTCTAATTGCTCTCTCGTTATCTCGCCCGCGCGAAATTTTGCGCGGTTATCTTTAATACGCTCTTCAGCAGCAAACGAATTTTCTTCCAACGCTTTATCGGTTTGCTCTTGAACATTCCTAAATTCTTCTTGAATGTTTTTATATTCCAAACTGAATTTATCTTCCGCGTGGCCTTGCTTGGTGTATCCCTGACCGTAGTCAGATTGAATTTCTTCCCCGTGAAGAGCAGATTCAGCCGGTCCTTGCCTTGTTTTAATAACAGAAAGGTATGGACGTTCCCATTCACGCTCTAAAGGAAAATTATCAATGGCGGCTTCTGCCTCCTCTTGCGTTTTAAAAAACTTAAGAGGTCTTCCACCTTCTTCAGCTACAATAGCATAGCCCTCAGTCGGGATCATTCTATTTGCCGTGCGAAGGTGAGCAATGTTTCTTGATTCACCGCTGTGATGAGATCCGTAGGTAAGGCTTGCATCTTTTTCAGCCGCCAACCGCATGTTGCGTATTGCATTTTTATACTCAGCGTCTTTATCTAAAAAATCCTGATGATAATAATCTGGCCCAAGATTTGGGTTTTCTTTTGCAACCTGCTCCAAGGTGTCTTGGCTTCTTTTATTAGCAACCTCTTTCCATTCAGCCGCAGTTTTTCCTTCAACCTTCAATGGGTTGCGAAGAACAATTTCTTGGTACCCAGTTGCTCCGGGAAATTTTTTATTCATTGTGTATTCTTCATACATTGGTTCTTTAAAATTAGCTTTTTCTTGATTTAGTTGCTCAATTTCAGTGCGTAAATCATACATACGCCCCGCAAATTCACCCAATGTTATATTGCCGGAATCTTTGAGATCGCGCAGTGAGTCTTGCTCCTTCATAATTTCGTCAAGGCGATTTTGAATTTTTTCGGGGATAGTGTAGACCGTTTCTTCAATAGCTGGCGTGTTTTCACGGAAAAAATCCATGACTTCTTCACGCGTGATAGATGGGCGATCACCAAAACGCTCCATAAATCCTTCAAGTTCAGCCCTAGGAACATCTTTCATTGTAGCCAGATACTGCGCCGGAGCGGCCTTGGGCTGCAAAGTAGACGAAACTTCAAGACCGCGGCTGTAAAGCACAAGAGGACTTAACTCACGAACTGGTTCTGGCGCGAGTGGCTTTGGAGCCTTTTGCTGCTTAGGCGCTGGTGCAGCCTTTTCCT